TTTAACACTGTGGGAAGATCTTAAAGGGAACCCGGTTTCGGATTTGTATAGTAAATTTAGGTTTGTGTATAAGAAATAATTAGTTTCTGTTAGTACGTCTATTCTGAGCGGCGTTACCCGCCTTTTTTCGAATGGTTTTTGGTGTGTTTGGTGTTTTTGGTTTGTTGTTTATTTTCATCTTATTTAGGTTTTTCGCGAGAGTGTTCGGTGTGTTTGGTTTGTTTGGTTTTACAAACTTGACGAAATTTATGTTTCTTCTAAATAATGGTTGTCGTGTAAATGGATTTACAACGATATTTGTGTTTGGGCTAAGATTGTATAAAGTGTTAATAGTAGTGATATTAGTTCTCGAGTTTTTCGTTTTTATCCAGTTTAGAAATGATTTTTCAGTTACGTACCTATTGAATCCACCGAGGAGTAAGGCATTATTACCGACACTAAAATTATACCCAGATATAGGATCGTTACGTTTAGTGTTTAGGGGTACGTTTCTACGTACTATAGGTCTAAGTACCATATGTTCAAAACGTGTCGACCTATTCTTAGTAATGCTTAAACCAGATCGATCAAGTGTTCTTGGTATGATTCTAAGGTTTGGGTTACTATGTATATAAATGGATGTCAGGTTTGGAAGACGACCGATCTCATCTGGTAACGAGGTTAACTTATTAGCGCCTAAAAGAATTGCCTCAAGTTTTGTAAGCTTACCGATCTCTTTTGGTATCGATGTTAATCTATTAGCAGCCAATCCAAGAAACGTAAGATTTTTAAGGTTACCGATAGACGATGGTAACGAGTTTAATTGATTATCAGACAATCTAAGTGTGTCAAGTTTTGTAAGCTTACCGATTGATTCTGGTAACGAGTTTAATTGATTATCTCCCGAATTAAAAAACGTAAGTTTTTTAAGGTTACCAATAGATGATGGTAACGAGTTTAAACGATTACCCTCCGACTCAAGTACCTGTAGATTTTTAAGGTTACCAATAGATGATGGTAACGAGTTTAAACTATTACTACTCATCGTAAGATACGTAAGTTTTTTAAGGTTACCAATAGATGTTGGTATTGAGGTTAAATAATTACTGTTCAAATCAAGTTCCTTTAATTTTTTAAGGTTACCAATTTGTGGTGGTAATGAGGTTAAATTATTCCCGGCCAAAATAAGATAAACAAGGTTTTTAAGTTTACCAATAGATGATGGTAAATTGGTTAAGTTTCTATTTTCTAAATCAAGACGTATAATATTCATGTTCCTAACACCGAGGTTACGAAGTTCCTGAGGAACGTTGGATCTGGAGTTACTCATATACATTCATCTGATATTTTATCTCACTTTATGATAAGATGATAGTTGCGTTACTACTCATTATCATAAACGTGTTTTTACTACTCAACACGAAGGAACCACAGGAAATAACCGAGGTTCGCGAAAAGTATAGAATTCTCAGGGAACATCTCATAGAAACCGATAATAAAAAGTTTGAAATGTTACAAAAAGAAGTACCCATAACGGTACACCATAGGATAAATAGAGGTGCGATAGGGTACAATACAAACAAGGGGAATGAAATAGGTTTGTGTATAGACGGCGATTCGAACGAAATTTTCCATGTTCTCATACACGAACTCGCACACTCGACGGTCGACGAGTATTCGCACAGTAAAGGGTATTGGAAAAATTTCAAGGAATTAAGAGGTATATGCGTGAAATTGGGTATATACGAAACTATACCAAAAAAGACGAAATTTTGTGGTAAACATGTTCAGGATAAATAATCTAAACGTATAGTAATAATTAACATGTCCGAAAACGTAGCATCAAATGTTCAAATACTACAAGCTATAATCGCTTGGGTAGCATACATGTCATTATCTAGTTTACCAATGTTATCGAATAATTACGGGGTCAATTTAGTAACACTCTTTTTTATCATACCAAACTTTTTGCTCTACGCTATGAAAGGTGATAACTTTTTAGCCTTCATGGCTATAGATCAAAGGTTTATGTTAATGACAACTATAGCCGCGACGCTCTTCGTTGTTTTAGCATCACAAGCAACTAAAGAAGCTAAAAAGAATATAGAAAATTACGGTAAAACTACGAAAAGTACGGGTAAGATCCTTGCACTTCGCGTAGTAAGTTTCTTATTTGGTTTACTTACTGCTTATATACTTCTCAAACGAGATGGTATGTTTGCTAATTCTGTTAAATCTGATTAAGCGTATCGCCTAGCAACATAAAATGCTACCGCGGCAACCAAACCGGTTGACGCTAACCCAACAACACTTCGGTTCCCTTGGTCGTTAAGAAACGATGGTACGAAGTTTGCGAGTTTTTCTTGAACTGGCTTACTAATTGCTATCGCAGTACAAACCGCGACGACGAGAGCTTGAAACTGTTCATCAGTTAAATTAAATGGGTTTTTATTCTCTGGTGCCTTCTCCGCCCTTTGAACGGGTTGTTGTGCGGCCATCATTGGTGCTTGCATTTGCATTTGCGTCATGCGAGGATCTTGAGCCATCATTGGTGGTTCTAATGGTGCTTCTGGTTGACCTATAATATCATTAATTGGTGTAGAGTCCATTGTCTGTTTATTTTCACTCACATTTTTTTCCATCATAAAACTCGGCATTTCTTGTTGCTGCTGCTGTTGAATCGGTGGTAATTGAGGTATCTGAGGAGGTCCAGAATCGTTTGAAATAAAATTGGTAGACTGGTTATTATTTAAATTAACCATACCGTCCCCATTATCAGAAAGATTCATTGTGTAAACGTCCGTCATATATTATACATGGGGTTTTCGTTTTTTTGTGTTTACGCGTTAGCCTGGATTATTGTCGTAAAGTATAATTTGGGTACAAACACCCAAACGTTTTTATAATTCTAGGTAAATCGTTTAATTCGTCGTAGTTAGACATGTCGTGATCTATATAAACTGTTTGTGTTTCGTGACACACGTCGACCAATACACGGTACCCATCGTCACCGTTCGTAATCGTTTTTTCTTCATCATTCTCTGTATAAACCTGATTTCGTTTAGTATCGGTTTTATACGGAGGTATTAAAGCTGGTACTGGTACTGGTACTGGTAATATGTTTAACGCTGAACTTATTCGTCTAGAAAAAAGTCGTATCATTTCTTCTTAATAACTTTTAATGCAGTTGTTTTTTTAACTGCGTTTCGATCGCCAAGTTTCATGTTACCGTGTTTCGGATTAAACATCTTTTTATGTGTTTGCCAATACTGAGGTGCGCCAACCTTAAAGTTTTTCCTGAGTTTTGCTTTATACCAAAATACACAATCTTCTATCCTATTACTCTTAGACGTATTATCCAATACTAAACACTCGTAATTCTCGGTACACGAATCCATGACTTTATTAAACATTTCAAACGTTGGGAAAATACCGAAAAAGGATTTATACAATTTCTCACGATTTTGAATTATATTTTCACGAAGAATAAACACGTAATCGACGTTTGCCCTGAGCGCAGGTGGTAGATCCATACAATATTGCATGGTTAGCATGAAAAATATCTTCCAGTGACGCCCGTTCATGAAGCATTGACGAATACACGTATCTTTCATAAATTTGGCATCGTACATACAATCGTCTAATAACAGAAACGCACCACAATTTGTTCTACCCGCACCTACTAATTTTTTTTGTCTATCCATAACACGCTCGATAGCTTCTCTATCGTAATCACCGTATATAAAAAGGTCTGGTATATACTGTTGATAATAATGATTACCTTCCTCCGTTGCTGATAAAACTATTCCAGCTGGTAAATGTTTTTTATGGAACAGTATATCAGTAACTAAAGTTGATTTACCCGTATTACGTTTACCAATAAAAACACATACTTTATCATCGGCCATGCCTTCGGGTTTGAATTTTCGAAGTTGAAGATTCATCTATTGTATCGCCTCGTTTTATTTTATAAAATTTTACTCACATACAATAAGAATGGCTGGTAGAATAAAGCTTGCCGCTACAGGTGCTCAGGATCAGTGGCTTACGAGTGAGCCTGAATTTTCACATTTCCTGACGAATTTCAAACGACATACGAAATTTTCAACAGAAGCTATAGAAATTCCCTTCGATGGTGAACCTGATTTTGATACATCTATTGAATGTCGTATACCCGATAACAAAGGGGATCTCATCAGAAGTATGATGCTTAAGTTTACTTTACCTCAACCCACGGGTACAAAAACATCAAGTAATCACGATATTCGGTATATTAAATCTATAGGATCGCATATAATAGAACACGCAGATTTGTTCATAGGTGGACAAACCATTGAACGTATAACTGGTGATTATATTTACATGTATAACCAATTAAACCATACAGATGACGATACCAAACAAACTCTCTACTTCTTAACAGGTCATAACGACTATATACCAGTAAGTTACGATTGGGACTATAGTGTTATGTTACCGTTTTACTTTTTTAGACACCCAAGTTTAGCCATACCTGTATGCGCACTCACAAAACAAGTTGTTGAAATTAGAATCAAGTTCAAAAAGTTAAGTGACGTTACACTCCAATTCTATGACAGTGCTTCGCCCAAGGAAAGTGATCCACCTAGTGATATAGCTTCGTCTATAAAAAAGGTATCACTTGTTACGGATTTTTTCTTCGTTTCCGAAGATGAGAAAAATTTTCTAGTATCGCGACCAATCGAATATGTCATAACACAATGTCAAATGTCACAATTTACAACGGATGTATCCCAAACTAAAAAGGCTGTCATGTTAAATTTTAAACATCCCGTTAAGGAAATGTTTTTCGTAGCGTATCCAGATCTAAACCTCACGGGATACGCCTTAATGAAAAACGTAACGTTAAAGTTTAATAACCAAGAAATCATAAACACGGATTTCAATTCGTCGTATATACAGGCTTTAAAAAAATATACAGGGTATCCTGAAAAATTTGAAGTACACAGTTTTTCGCTAAACCCCCAAACGTATTACCCGACAGGTCAAGTTAACTTTAGTCGTATAGCACATCAATGGTGTGAAATAAATTTACACCGTCAAAACAACGCTAAAAAAACCAAGGTTTTCGTATACGCAGTTAACTATAACGTGTTACATATAGAAAGCGGTCTCGGAGGTTTAAAATTTTAATATATTTTATAATTAAAATACAATGCCTTATAAAGAAAGAGCCAGATTACCCATACATGTTAGGTGGATGTCCAAAATGACTACACAAGAAAAAAAGAAATTAAATAAACTCAAAAAAGATTATTTAAATGTGTTTAAACTATCGGATAAGATTGAGGAAGAATCTAATAAATATACTAGAAAAATATATAAATCGAAGAAACCCACTGCAATACAAGTGAAAAAAGCACGTGCTCTCAGAATTAAATTCTCTAAGTATGTGAAAAAAGGATTAGATAAGGCTTATAAATACGATATGTATTGGGATACTTTAGAGTTGAAATATCGTAATAAAGCGGTGAGAAATACTTCTCGAGGATAGAGATGTGGTGAAGAGTTGAGTTTAAAATTTTAGTGAGTTATACTAGTAATGGCTGGTCGTGTTCAATTAGAAACATCCGGTCCACAGGACGCTTTTTTTACAGATGACCCCGAATATACGTACTTTGTAAAAAATTTTCAAAAACATGCCAATTACGCCTCGTTTACAAGAGATTTGGACGTTGAAGGCGAAGTAGAATTTGGAAACACAGTGAGGTGTACCATACCACAAAATCAAGGCGATCTTCTTAAAACTATCAGTTTAAAAATAGATTTAAATGAAATAGACCAAACCATAAAAAGCTCTTTACATTCAAATACGACATCTGTAGAGTGGAATGAATCTATAGGTCACGCAATGATTGAATACATAGAACTTTTAATTGGTGGTAAAGTTATTCAAAGACTTACGAGTGATTTCTTAGCCATTTATTTCGATAATTACGTCACACAAACAAAACAAAACTGTTTAAGTCAACTCGTAAGAAAACCACCGGATGAACTTTCCGGTACACCCGCCATGAGTGCCACAATAGGAAGTTACCCGGGATATACCGAACAAAATTTGTTTGTAGACATACCCTTTTATTTTTATAATAACCCAGAACTTGCTATTCCTATTTGTGCTATAAATAAACAAGAAGTTGAAATTAATGTAAAACTTCGTGATATCGATCAGTGTATTCATTCCATTAGGAGTGATAGTCCATACGCCGGGTATATTTTATACACGGGACTTAAACCTACAAATCTTATAAAAAGTTTGAAAGTTACGACAGAAATGGTATCGTTAACAGATAAAGAAAAGAAACACTTAAACGAAACACCAATTGATTATATAATAACACAAGTTCAAGAAAGTCGTAAACAAATCGATCAGGGTTCAACCCCTCCTTGGTCAACTTCGATTAAACATAGACTTGATTTTATTAATCCCGTTAAGGAACTCTTCTTTATCATTCAAGGAACAAGAAAAACAGTAAACGGGTTTTATAACGCAACGTTCGATTACGATAATTCATGGAGAGATCAAGATAGTCGGTACATTAATTACGAACAGTTACAAAAACTGGAACTTCAACTCGATGATTCTGTTCCTATAGAAGGTGCTTCGGGTGAATGTATAAACTTACGTGCTGTTCAAAGTGGTATACACCATTCCCGAACACAGTTATTCAGGCGATACTATTCGTATAGTTTTGCGTTAGAACCAGAACGATGGTACCCCACCGGTCAGGTCAATTTTAGTTTAATTAAAGACCAAGTTTTAAAACTAACATTAAACGCAGAAGATGAATGTAAAAGAGAACTTAGAGTTTTAGCGCATAGTTATAACATACTCCGAGTGGAGAACGGTATTGCTAAAACATTATTTTAAATATGAATCAACAAGAAAAAGATGCTACATTACAACTCGTCGATGAGTTTCAACAATCTGCTATAAATGTTGTACAACCCGTCATGGAACAGGCCATAGTTTTTGCGGCCGAATACGCAAAAGCGTGTGATCGTGATACTATACTCGCTAAAGATATGGAATACGCAATGAAATATTGCGCAATGAACGAAGTTGGTAAAAAAACTGGATCACATTTTCCAGAAATTTATAATGATTCGGATAGCGAAGAAGAAGAATTAGACGTAGTAGACGAAGACGATATTGAATTTGAAAGATACTCAGGACGAGAATATAAGTTTGTTAAAATGAACATGGCGTATGATAATTGGGATACATGGGTGCCGAAAAACCCGACAGAACAGATGTTAAAAAATGCTATAGATAGTAATGGAAACTCGTGAACCTGATGGATGGGTAAATAACGACGATATATATTTTAAAATATCAGATGATTCAGATGGTAGTGAAATAGATTCGGATAGTGAAACGGAAACAGAATCGGAATCTTCTTCAGGGTATAATTCATCGAAAGATGAAAAAATTACAACGTTTAAAGGGTATATGAAAAACACAAAAAAATATAAAAAAATTTTTTTGGATGAAGACTTCCTCCCAGAATAAAATATCTAATTATAATAAAAAATGTCTGCCGCTAAAGAAACCATTACGCTCGTCGCCTCCGAACTCGAAGCTCAATCCCTCAACGCGATTGTTGCCGGGTTCTCCTTCGCCGCCGCCCTCTCTTGGATGGACTTGGTGAGATGGTTGGTTAACCAACTCGTCAAAGTCAACAAGAACGGTGGTATGAACTATACCCTCACTGCCTTGCTCACAACACTCTTGTCCATCGTTGTCTTCATCGTTGTCTCTAGATTGTCCAAGAAGGTCAGAAAACCAGGACAACCAATCTTCGCGGTTACTCGCTAAGTTTGATACTTGGTTTTTTTATAATTACAAGTAAAAATAACCCAGTCGCAATTACCATAAATATTGGTATAAAAGAATCCCAACTATGTACATCCTCAAACTCTTTGGGGATTTCCATAGGTGTTGGTAATGTCTCGTCTCGTCTATATTTCGGTATATTAACAAATTTATCAGTGGAACACGTTACCGCAAGTTTTAATATATGATTTGCGTTTCTAAAATCGTATGGTATGAGTCTATTGTTACTACTATAGTAAAATTGTACACGTAAACTCGATATTGTCTTTTGAGAACCACTATCGAAATTATGTTCAACAGCGTCGTCTACACCCGAATAATTAATCACGTCTCCACACATAAGAATTCTACCCGTATAAAAAGGTGTTTCGGAAAATATAGTCTTATTAAATTCATCAGAACCACTGCTTAATTTAACAATAATTCCGTCAGCACCTTGTAAATTAATACTCCCAGTTTCGAGTGTATACGGCGGTGATTGTGTAGATTGTACATCATTCGCTGGTAAACCAAGTATATCGTGTGGTGTAGTTTTACCGGTTACATCAGTTTTACTATACCCATTCGTACCAGTATAAAACTTAAAAGTAAAGGGGTTATTTGCTGTAAAAGTTATCGCATTTGTATCTTTATTAAACACCGATGATTGTATCTTACTACTCGAATTTGCTACAACATTAGAAGCTAGATCTACACCGTTATAGTTACCATTAGGTATACTTATTTCATAATCACTACCACCTGAATTTAAAGTAAAAGTATTATTACTTTCGTGTATCAAATACTGACTATTATGTATACGCGCTGATATCATGGATATCTTCGTGACGTTATAAATGGGGGTTTTTAAAGAGACAACATAGTCTGCTGGATTTGGGTAAAAAACGGGATCCCTTTCACCACTATCTATGTCTAAGGTATGTACCTTCATTAAAATATAGGAGCATTATTTTAATGAGTGTTTTGCGTTATTTTTTTTAATTTACGAAAGGTTATGTGACAATGGGTTACCGGCAAGTTGACGTTTTACTAATCCTAAACCAGATGAAGACGCGTTTGGATTTTCCATACCCTTGTACGCATTGAATTGGTGATAATCGTTATTTCTGTATTGTTGAGTCCAACCACCGTCTGCTGAATTAACACGTCCGTCTACACGTGTAGTATCCGAACGAACACTTGTTACCATACCACCTTGATTGAGTGGATCGGCGCGTACATTCATACGACCTGGTCCCGCTGGACGACTCGCCTTACCTCTTCTATCAGTTGGCCTGAGACCAAATTTAGTTAATTCTTCAACTGTGTATTTATCACCGTACGTTCGTTTTTCCCCTATTTTAGTAGATGGAGAATTTAAGTATCCGTGAGAGAATTTGTGGATACCTGGTGCGGGTGCGTTGGAATACGAATAAGCTTCAATGTTACCATCCTTCTTGTTTCGTGTTGGTTCCGCAGCACGAGTCAATGAAGAAACGGTTCTCTTAGGTGCTGCTGTACTTAATGTGTCAGTTCTAGTACCCGTTTCGGAACGATTTGTTGTACGTTTCGTTCGTTCGTGTTCTCCTCTTGGTGTTCTACCAGACATGCCTTGCGCACGCCCGGGAACGGGTGGGAGTCTTCCAAAAAGAAACGATGTTTTCTCGGGTCTGTTATTTCCAAGTTCACCCGCAACTCCTCGTCTACCACCTTTACCATCAAATGCTGGACCAGACCGTCCTGGTAAAGTTGTAAGTCTGTAAGCACCTACATTTTCAGGGTTAATTCTAAATAATTGCTGATGACCACCAACTGCTGGAACACTTGGATCTACACCCAAACCTGGACCAACATTTTGGTGCTCTATTGGTGAAAGATTATTCATTCTTCCACCATCATACATCATGCGATTTCGCATATCTAAAACTTCCCCACCGGATGATCTTTGTTGAGGAGAAATATCACCGAATGAAGACATTTCCTGTTTAGAAGTATATTCAGGTTCGACTAGAGGCGATGGTGCGCCTAAATATGAATCTTCTATTGTCATGTCTCTACTGTACAAATCATCAATTGGTGGTGGTCTAACCTCTTCTTGTCCTTGAATAGAATTTCCTTCGATTGAATATTGTTCATCATCTGTTTTACTTAATTTACGACCAGCGTAAACGAGTCCTGCTATAGCCAATATGGATATGGGGTCAGCCATTCTTATTTGTTATTAACATTTTTATTGAGGTATCTTTGCTGAAATAAACCATTTTGAACTTCGGCACGAGTACTCGATGGTTCGTATGATCGTGTTCTAAGAGGGGTTTTACACGCAACATGTTGAAGTGGGTGTAAATTTTGTTCGTATGTTTTTGCTAATACCTTGTTAAATCGAGATGTAGATTGTGGACGAAGAGCGTCACTTGTTTCTATATGTTGAGACGGTGAACCTTTACCGGCCATGTATGGAGCAGTTCCATATAACATGGTATTTGGTCTAGATGAACCATAATTCAAAGTACTGGGCTGAGGATACACGAAGACTTCTTCGGTAGCACAAACGGTTGGAACCGCTTTATCGGTAACCATTTTCATTCCTGGTTGGAGTTGATACGCCATTTACTATTACTTAAGATTTTGTTTAAGCAAATCGAGTATCTACTAACGATGACTATAATATAAAATTAGGCAGAATGACCAGCTGGTAATCCCGAACCTCTGTGCATGCCACTTCTTTTATCACCGGTTGGGTCTAATCCGGCGAAAGCCTCGAGTTGAACTCCTCTGGCATTTGGATCACATAATCGTGGATCTTGTCTACAAGTTTTTTCACCCTTTTTACCATGTATAAATTCATAATATGGGTCGTTTCCTAAAGATGAATTCGATGTAGTTGTAAATTGTCTAGCTAAAGCATTTCTCTGGAATCGTGGTAACGAAGAACGCGAACGCGAAGGACCGTATTGTATACCATTTGTAATGTAAGCATCTGTTGTGTTTTTAACTGTTGGTGCATAACACGCACTAGGTCTATCTGGCCTGTCAGAAAAGTCAGTCATGAGTACATTAGCACACGGGTTGTCCTGAGTAGGTAATTGACATGCCTGTCCTACATTACCATGCGCAGTTCTTGGTAAACCTTCTCTTACCATATCAGAACGTTCCATTATATACAGAACGCCCAATGCTGTGCCACCTAAAACAAATATACGTATATCACGGTTAATAAGATAGATTATACACGTCGCATAAATTATAAATCTTGCTGTAGCATTAATTCGCTCCTCTGGTGTGAGCGTTTTCGATGGCCAAAATTCTAAAACTTTATCTGTCCGAATGAGCTGTTTTGGGTCTTCAAACCAAGAAGTCATTTATATATAGTGAGTTTATTTTTTACCACCCAACATTCCACCCAACATGCCTTGCATGGTTTTCATTAAAGCTGCTTCATCTAATTCACCGTTTTCACCTGTACCCATTTTATCCGCGCATTCTTTAGCAACGGTTTCAATCATGGAAAGTGTATCTTCTGGTATAGATTTTATAGTCGTGCCTAACATATACAACGTTTGAACATATTGCCAAATAGCATTTTTCGTGTTTTCAGAACACGTATCCCAATGTTTTTCTAAATTAACACCTTTCATAAAATCAAGATTTTTCGATTCTTTAATAAAAAACGAATCATCTTTAGATGAAATCTGTTCTGTATATGGAGCTACACCGTTCATGAAACCATCTACGACTAATTTTGGATTTGCCTCTTTCATCAAATCGAATGCCGATAAACACTTTTTTAATCCTTTTTCTTCTGGAAACGTCTTGTGCAATTCCACAAGAAATTGACCCATCATATCATTGAATGCGGTAACAGAAGCCATTTTGTATATATTCTATGTTTGATATCTTTAAGTTAGAAATTAAAATGGTTCTGTACTGATAGTCTCTTTCTTACCTAATCCGTTAGAAACAATAAAAAATACTAAAATAGCAACAAGTGCCGCTGGTTTGGTATATGCACTAACTGCAAGTTTACCTTCGTTATTAAGTTTTGCTTTAAAGTGTATGTATCCTGCTGTTATAAAACCGGCGATTAAACCCGCCCAAGCTGGATCTCTTAAATAATCTTCAAACTCCATTTACTTATACATGATGTTTTTTTGACGAGTTTCGGCAGCATCCGGAAAAAAAACGTCATCTTCATCCTGTGTACGTTGTATTGGTTTTTGCATGTGTGGTGCTGTATTTATAGTTTTAAATTCATTATTCATGAAAGAATTATTAGTTTGTTGTTCTCCCATTGGTTGTTCCGCCATTAGCTCTTCTCCCATTGGTTGCTCTTCTCCCATTGGTTGCTCTTCTCCCATTGGTTGCTCTTCTCCCATTGGTTGCTCTTCTCCCATTGGTTGCTCTTCTCCCATTGGTTGCTCTTCACCACTAAATGGGTCATTACTCGTCTCTTCCATACCATTATCTTCAATGATATCTGGATCTTCAGAATCACCAACTTCTGCCTCACCTAAATCGAGGTCTTGTCCTTCTTGTTGTTGCGACATGTAAGTTTGTAATATTTGCTGAACTGGTATAAGTTCCTTCACAGAATTCTCGATACATACAGAAAACCGTTCAAATAATTTATCATTTCGTGCGTGTTCATTTTGAGAATCGTGGTATACATAGGGATCGTTGTATAAGGATTCCGCAACTTTATTATGACACATTTGAATAAAAACTTCATTCGTTGGAAGTTTAAGGGAAATCTTTTTATTATCTTTACTCAATCGAACAGCTGATAAAATTTTAACGCAACTCACGAATACAGCCGCTAATAAATCATTGAACCATGCGCATCTGTTAGCAATATTATCACTATGTTGTTTGGACATGGCATCACTCCAATTTGGAACTTCTTTTAATAATTTCTGGTACATTACGAGAACTTTTCTCCCCTTTGATAATTTATAAGCCTCTTCGTACATTTCTTCAAACGTCTCTATCATAACCGGACACATCAGTATACAAAGCTGCCCGAGGTATTCGCGTTTTGCTTCTACTAATATATTAAGGTTATCCATTTATGATAAAGTGGGTTTTTTTATGGGACATTATTATCGCGCCCCCCTGTATTTATTTGCTGTCTTTTTCAAGTTAACAAGTGTTGGGAAATCTTCAAAATCTTCTTCTGGTTTTTCTTCTTTTTGTTTATTCGTTTTCTTCGGTCTCCATGATATACATATTTCAAATTCACCGACATACTGGACGTAAAAACCACCTAACTGAAACTGTCTTACTATATATTGCGTAGCCTTTGTCCTGTCGAAATGTGGGTAACCCATAACAAATGATGGTATTTGCACAAACACATATTTATGACCCAATTCAACTGATTGGCGTATTTTTTTTGATATTTGTTCGTGTAATTTTATGTACGTATCTTTTCTTAATTTTTTACGTTTTTCAGCTATACGAGATATCTCATCGATACTGATCATTACAATATGATTTTAAATATTTTATTAAAATATTACTCAATTTAAAAATATAGCCCCTGACCATTAAATTAAATATAAACTATGTTTATTTTTTTACCCCTAATTATTTTCTGTACCCCCTTACGGTCACTTTAAGGCCTTTTTAAAAAAAATTTTGAGTTGGTTTTGTCATGGGAGATACTTTTTTGTTGAAAGTGAGTTCATACATGAGAGAAATTATATAAAAAAACATACTGAGAAGTGACCTTAAAGGGGTACAGAAAATAAAAATAGCCGTTTATGGATAAAATATATCTAAACTATATTTATTTTTTTACCGCTAATTATTTTCTGTACCCCCTTACGGTCACTTTAGGACCCATTTTTCGAGAAATTTCAAACTGGGTTTTTCCAAAAAAAATAGAAAATATTTTCTGTACCCCCTTACGGTCACTTTAGGACCCGTTTTTCGAGAAATTTCAAACTGGGTTTTTTCAAAAAAAAAATAATCATAAAAAAAACAGGTATGTTTTTATGATTATTAGTGTATACAATATATTTTTTATTCACTTGGTTTGGTAACGATTTTATCTTTATTACCGTACATTGATTGTGAATCTAATATTTCTTTTTCGACGAGCAAATTACTATTATTTTTCAAATATTCTATTTCACTTTGTCTGACGAGTGAATAATCTACAAATTCACTGTGTGGTATATTCGAAGTAAATATACTTTCGTTATTCGGTTTTTTTATATTCAAGGGTTGACTTCTTAATGTTAATACAGCAACTTTTGGTTTATCACCGACATATTTTTGTTTATTGGTTTGAATTTGTGTATATTTTTTTATATCACGTGTAAGACGATTTTGTTCTATTTCGTTTAATGAGTCACGTTTTTCTATACGACTGTCTATACTTTGTTTGAGTTCCTTTTCTGTATCTTTGGCGATTTCATCGAGATTTATAGTTTCGTACCTTGGACCCGTATTAAGTACACGAATTACAGATGATACTATGAAACCAAAATCGTACCCACTATTACCGTATTTCACTACCATAAACATTGCCTTACATATTTTACTACCTATTTGTGGAATAGCTTTTGTTTCAGGGAGTTTAATATCACCGTCTTTTTTAATTTCGGGCGCAACAGCTTCGTACATATCAGCGGAAATAGTTTCAATTATATACGTACAAAGACCAGTTCGTTTAGAAACTTCCTCGTTTGTACGTAAAACCATTTCCTGCATGAGATCTTTTGTAATATCTACATCTTCCATCTTTTTGTACATTGACATGTCTATATCTTCATCATTTATATCAGCCGAGGGAGAGTTACTAAACTTCTCTACCCTGACCATCGATAATATAACGCATAGTATCAATACAATTAAAACAACTTTGTTCATATTAATATTAATTTTTATTTTAATTGTGGTTTAATGGCGTAATTATTTTACTATATTATTTCAAAATGTCTCTCTTGATATATAGTCCACAGTGTAATCATAGTTTAGATATTATTAATTATATTCAAAAACATGAAAATCTTAAAAAAATTGTTTCGTATCATAATATTAATAAACTGGGGGTACCACCACAATTTAAAAGCAAAATAAGTAGAGTACCAACAATGTTAACAAAGAATGGAAAATTTCTTGTTGGTAACGAAATAAAAAATTGGCTCGAATCGTTATTACCTGTTAAGGAACTCGAAATGGTCGGATTTGGTTCGTGTTCAATGACGACGTTAGACGGTGAAGGAACCGATGAAATGTTTGGTATAGATGATTATGGTACATCATTACAACCACCTATGACTGCAGAATTAGAAGATAAAATAAACAGAAGTGTAAACGATGCGTATAATTCACAGAGTAAACAGGATTAAAGAATTAATTAGATTTCATAGAAATGAAGTTAGTTACAGTACAGGCTACTGCAATAAAATCAACTTTTGAAGTCTTAAAGGACATACTTAACGATGTTAATATATACTTTAAACCAGATGGTATGTATATAGTAACATTGGATACAGCAAGAACAACTCTTGTTGATATGTATTTATCGGGTGATAACTTTGAAAAATATAATTGTGACAGTGAAATTATAGCTGGTGTGAATGTATCTAATACATTTAAATTATTAAAATCTATATCAAATAACGACGTTCTTACAATATCTATAAATTCGAAAGAGTTTATGGATATAGAGATATACAGTGAAGTAAAAAAAACGTCTACTAAATTTTCACTAAAACTTCTAGATATTAATGAAAATCAAATAGAAGTTCCTCAAATAAACATGACCACGATAACTCCAATGTTATCTTCAGATTTTCAAAGAATATGTAGAGATATGTATAACATAGGTAATGATATAGAAATATCGAGGTACGATAAGAATTTAAGATTACATTGTGCGGGTGATTTTGCAGATCAAGAAACTATAATTGAATGTACGGAAGAGAGTCAAAATATAACTGGTATTTATTCACTTCGGTACATGAACATATTTACTAAAGCGACGAGTATGTGTGCAAATGTACAAATAATGCAAGAAGAGAAAAACAGGTTTCTTATACTTAAATATAATGTTGCTAATTTAGGTGAACTAAAATTTTATCTCGCAACTAAGGTATCCGAAGATCAATAATACACCCGTTTACCGTATCTACATATTTAATCATACCTAATGCACTCTTCAATTTGATAGTTGGATAATCAAGTTTAAGAGTTTCATCGTCGTAATATAACATGTCACGTATTTTTGTAGTTTTGTCACCGTAAAAATCTCCTCTTGGACCAGCGTATCTTTTTATTTTGTTTAATACATCCTTTACAGGTTTATCATCGGAATCTAAAAGTTGTGCTCTTACAATAGGCATGTTAAAAACGACACCACTATCCTGTTTTGGTGGCCAGTCATGATTTAAGTCATTCGTTAAAAATTTATACATTTTATCGTTGTACCAATATTTTATACGTATAATCATTTTGGTAACATTATTTGGTATACTTGTATTTTTATAATCTATATTGGTTAAATTTTTATAAAAATTCTTAGTTTCTCCATCCCATTCGTTATTACATTCGTCTTCCCAAAATCCATCTAGCTCTTCTGGTATTATACTGTTATCTATATCATATTCTAATGAACGATCTATAATCAGATAATCTGGTTTTGCTGTTAAAAATTTTATACGATCGTATACCCAAATTATAACAGTAGTTAAAAGATTAATAATCATTATATTTAGTTATTATATGGAAGGTAATTTTTTAAGCCGATATAACAACAAGATCGAAACGTGGAAAAAAAGTATAGAAGATGACCCTGGTAATAAATCTAAATACGAGACTGAAATGTCCGAGTATATAATGAAATGTTTACCTTATATGAATCAGTATGTAGATGATAATAAAAAGGAAGTATCTACAGATAACATTTTTAATTGTAAAGAAACGTCTGGGTTACAAAGAAAGGATATATTCAACGATTACCTCGCTGAAGTTGAAAACATGAATGTGGATAGACCTCTTATGAAAAAATCAGAAACGTGTCCTGAATGCCACGAGAGTCGCGTGTACCATTTTACTGATACGAGTGATCTTGTTTGTGAAAATTGCGGATTGATAATAGCGTGTTTAATTAGTGAAGAGTTAACGTATAGAGAAGAACAGGAAACGTCTGAGAAAATTATAAATTATTCGTATAAACGGGAAAATCATTTTAACGAATGGTTATCACAGTTTCAGGCACAAGAAACCACTAACATACCAACTGAAGTTATAGAACAGTTACAAAACGAACTAAAAAAGATTAAGATCAAGGCACTCGACGAAGTTACACACGCACGAGTTAGAGGTCTCTTAAAAAAACTAAAACTTAATAAGTACTACGAACACGTACCGTATATTACAAATATACTTAGTGGTATATCACCTCCTAAAATGCCACAAGAACTCGAAGAACGGTTACGTATAATGTTCAAGGATATACAAAAACCGTTCGATGATAATTGTCCGAGTGAACGTAAAAACTTTTTAAGTTACTCGTACGTTCTTTATAAATTTTGCGAACTTTTGAGTGAAGATAAGTACCTAAAGTATTTCCCACTTCTAAAGTCTAAGGAAAAGTTGTATCAACAGGATCTTATATGGAATAAGATATGTAACGATCTCCAATGGGAATACATAGCGACCATATAAAAAAATATCAGGGTATATTAAATGGCTTTTACGAAACGTAATCAAAAGTCTAAAAATTTACAAAAGAATACGAATGAAATATTAAACGCGAACGAGATGGTTAATAATTATTTACCAGGTTCGCCTATACCAAAACAAGGAACCAATTCGAACCGTGAAAATCCACTCAGACAAGGTGTTAATTTTAAAAGTTTAAGTAACATGTTAAAACATTTCGCGGTTCTCAAACACGGTTCGCCAAATAAACAAAGTAAGAGAAAAGCTGTAAATAATGCTGGAAAAAAAGCATTAAAGCAAAGAAAAAAATAAACGCGTATAATAAATGGGTTCGAATTCGAATGCTATTGAGAATAGAGAAGCTAGACGTCAACAAGCTATCAAAAATAATGATAGACCACGCATGCCAAAACTTGGTCGTAAAAAACCAGCTACCTGGCCCGAATTTGAGAAACAGCTATCAAAACAACCAAATCCTAAGAAAAGTGTCTTACCTACACCAGAAGAGGTAAGAAATCATTTAAAAAGTAATAATTAAAGAAACGCGTTTTAGAATAGATAATGAACGATCCGTATTACAATTTCTGTTTAGAAGAAATCAAGTTCTACACAGAAAAGATAAACGAAATTATTAACGAAGGACTTAAGGATCCTAAGTCGTATTACGAAGAATCCAAAAGTGAATGGAAAAAAATATACCAAATGATTCCATTTATGTACATGATGAATCAATGTAACGAATTTCCGGAGAAGAATCCGGACACGGTGGAAAGTTTACAAGGTACCCTTCAGGGAACCCCGTCAAACGTAGATAGTTTTGTGCCTGTGTTACCATAACATCGGTCACATTTTTAACCGATTTCAGTTCGACCACGGTTTTGTTATTTAAAATTAAATCGGCGCGAAGATTCCCTATAGTATGTCCTTCAAATTCTATAGGAACTATTCTCTCCGTTTCGTAGTGTACCCCGTTTTTCCGCAAGACAACTTCCATCGCATTGTGATACACGCGCTCGCTATAACCGGGACCAAGTACTTTGTATACGTGTTCCGCATAGTCGCGTATCATTTATATACATATATCATCGTTTCTTTATACCTAAGTGAACAAAAAAGGAATAAAAAAATAAATAAAAATGACTTTAACAATTAACAAAATCAATCAACAATTAACTAAACACGTCAAGGAAAACTTGAAGTGGGACGATCTAAACACTGGATCGAATACACAAAATGGAGAACAATCTTATATTAGGGATATAATCAATATAATTCATCTCATGGGTGGAAAGATTGGTTCTTTAGCAGCTTCTCAGAAACCAAAGGATATACAAGACGTGTTATTTCCATCTGTCAGTCATTCGATTACGTACGAATGTAAAAAAAGTACATCTGGTAAATACATTTTGAATGATACTATACCAAAAAAGGACGATGATTATTACTACGTGTTTATTAATGTTAAAGAAAGAGACGTAGAAATTAAACACTCAAGTTTCATGCTTAAAAAAATTACAAATAATGACCATTATATAGAAGAAGAACAAAAGTCATTATTTGCTAATGCGATAGAGTGTTCGTATAAAATGTTAAACAATAATCGAAGTGCCGAAAGTTACAGACAGTTGTATGACATAATGATTCATATACAGAAAAATGCTGTAAAAATGGGCGATATTGAACTCGCAGATTATGGTCAAATGTTTAAACAAGCGAGTGATTTCGGTATAGTGAAATCGCGACCAAGACCTAACTGGTCTATTAAAATTTGATCTTTTCTATTATACTCTGAACTAGTTTTGGAGGAATTGCGTTACCAATTTGAACAACTTTATCTTTGTGATTACCAGATAATTTATAATCACGTGGAAACCCCTGAATTTGTTGAAGTTCGTTAACTGTAAAAGGTCTTATAAAATATCCTTTACTCGTTTTTAGAGGTACGTATAACCGAGGTTGGTGATCGTACGCACATATTATAGTTTTACTAGGTTTTGTAATATCTACAATTTCACAATGTACCGGTGATTTTCTTTTTGCGTATGAAAATTGATACTTACTAATATATTTTTCTTTGTATACAACTCCCCTAACTTTTTCCTGTGATAACAAATAAGGGTGAACTTTACCATACGGTTCACCTTCACCAAGTACCATGGCACTTTCGGGTACACCAGCTTCATCCATGAGTTCTTTAGGAACTTCTAAAGCACCATCCATGTCAAATTTTACTATATCTTCGAGTGAAGTGCGTTCATTAACAGGTTCGGGCCAATTAAATTTAAAGTTTTCGTCGAGACATCCGACTATAAAAAGACGTTCACGTTTTTGTGGAACACCATACTCTTCAGATTTTAAAACTTTATAAGTACACGTGTACCCAATATCATTGAACGCTTTTATGATAACATCTATAAAATTTTCACCCGTTTGTGTTTTTCTAGTTTGTAAACCCTTAACATTTTCACCTATGATAAATTTAGGTTTAATTAGTTTAGCCGCACGAACAAATTGTAAATAAAGTTGACCTCTGGTATCATTTGGATCTTTTTTACCCGCATTCGAAAAACTTTGACACGGAAACCCACCGAATATGATATCAATTTTACCTTGTAATTTTTCAAAATCTTCATCGGAAATCTTATTTATATCGTCTCCTAACAATTTACACGCATCGAAATTAAGATCATGACTTTCTATAAATACTTTTTTAAGTTCTGAATACCACGAAACATCTAAACCCGCATTGGTCATACCAACTGTATCACCACCACAACCTGAAAAAAGAGAAAGAGCTGTCTTTATCATTTATTAAAACTCGTTTTATTTTTTTAAGTATTTAAAAATATGGGTGTTATATACATCATATGAATATAGAAAATTGCGAAGGTCGTGATTTTTTAAAACGACTCGATAATAATTCGGTCGATCTCATACTTACAGATCCACCATATATTATTTCACACGAGACGGGTATGAATGTGTTACATAACGCTATAGAGTCGGGTAAAAACTTAGAAAAGACTGAATCTGAATGGTTAAAATATGTCGACGAAAATGATACCGCTAAAACAACACCAAACGCTAAGGAAAATTATATGAAATATGGTACCATATACGGTACTAAGTATAGCGTTAAGACGAATTATGGTGAATGGGACGAAAACTTTACAATGGATACACTCGACGAGTTTATAAAACTGTATTACCAAAAACTTCGCGACGGTGGTACGTGTATAATATTCTTTGATTTATGGAAAATATCACATCTCAAGGAACTCATGGAAAAACATAAGTTTAAACAAATTCGGTTCATAGAATGGATTAAAACCAATCCACAACCCATAAACTCGGGTACGAATTACCTAACAAACTGTCGTGAAATAGCTTTACTCGGTGTTAAGAAAGGTAAACCGACGTTTAATAGTAAATACGATAACGGTATATACACTTTCCCAATCCAAGGCGGTAAGAATAGATTCCACCCGACGCAAAAAAACGTTGGTCTATTTCAATCACTCATAGAGAAACACTCTAACAAAGGTGACCTCGTCGTAGATACGTTTCTTGGTGGTGGAACAACAGCTATGGCGTGTAGAAACACCGAACGTGAGTTTTCCGGGTGTGAACTTTCCAAAGAATATTACGATAAAATTATTTAGAAGAGTCTGGGGGTGTTATTTTTATTTCAGGCGCATCTTCAACTATATCTATAACATACCTACTTGAATCATTTGTAGGAGATACAGTTACTATTCTACACATGTCCGTACTCACCATGGTATCATCTACGTTTTTTATAGGGATAACTATTGGTCTACACAATAACATCCACATATATTAGTAACATAGATTTAAAGATACGACGTGTATATAACATAAAATGTTCTATACACGTGGTATAGAATTGTTATCGGCAACAACGTCCCTTTTACCCGTTTTAGTTTCATCCTTTTTTCCTATAAGTTACGCTTCTGTTGCATGCGTGGTCCATTGCCCCTTAAAATTTTCATACCATGTTTATAACGCGTATAACGCGAATACGTATAAAAGTGAATTAATATACAAAAAATATAAAAGTCTTTTACACGTTGGATTATCTATACTTTTTTACGCACAAGAATATAAAATAAGTTTTCTAAATATATTATTTCACGCACTTTCTATTTCACTCATACGTAAAAGTGAACCCTTAAGAAACAAAGACGATAGAATGAAAATAAACGCGTGTGGGTATATAGGTATATTTGCGTCTACGATCAGTTTGTATAGTATAAATAAAATACATTACATTTTATCCATATACTTTTACTTTGTTGCAAATACTATACACCAAACGGAATTATACGATGGATTTACGGATAGTATCGTAAACTTACTTCTCGTAACACCTCAATACGTATTACTTTTAGGGTACTAAAATTTAATTATATAGAACATGTTCCGTATGTGAGATATAATTAATTATTTCTTGACTGCTCTCTTTCTTTCTTTATTTCTAAGATACCATTCACGTTGACGTTTTTTATTTCTTTCCTTCTGTTCTTCAGTTCTTTTCTCCCTTGATTCCCTAACTTGTTGTTTCTTCCTCTCTTTTTGTTGAGGCGTCATTTTCCTCAAGCGCTGCCTATCTCTTTCTCTCTTCCTTTCCCTCTGATTTTCAGTGAGTTCACGTTTTCTTATTTTTACTGGTCTTTGTACTGGTTGTTTTAATGCTAATTTATAAATATTTTGAACGTTTTGGGTTTTTTTAAGAGTTGTTTTGTTTGAAATATTTTTTAAATTTATTTTCGTTTTTTCTATTTTCCTTTTAATATTTAGTTTCTCGTTGTTATTTTTCGCATTGTTCAAATCACTTTCTAATTTTTTTAAATTTTTTAATTTTTCCTTATAACTATTTCTTAGTTCATATTCTCTTATGAATAAATTTCTATTAAAACTATAATTAAAAAAAAATTTATTATTATTATTCATTTATATAAATTGGGAAAATATTTTTAAATCTCCATGTATATAAATGGTAAATAACAACACGGTAAACAATCGTAAAAATTTAGAAGATTACATAAACTCTAAAAATAAAATATGTAACGGGTTGAACAAAAA